ACGGCAAAGACCTGAACCCAGGTATGAGCGAGATTGAACCTTCGCTTCGCGAGAACATATTTATGCTGCATCACGAAGGAAACTATTTTAAAATGGCAAAACGTATGTTTGCACTTGCAAAATATAAGAAATATAATTCTATGTTAGAGAAGCTATCTCCTCTTTTTAATGGAGATGTGGGAAGACTTTATATTGTATATGGCGATATTGGAACACTAGAAAGTCTTATAGAAACACATGGTATTGTTTCACCTAGTAAAATAGATTTTGAAATTGACCAGTTTAAGGGCAGACTATCTAATATTCGTCTTGAGAAGTATATTTCTCACGAACATGAAATTTTTGAATTGATAGATAGAATTGTTGATGCACGCAAATTAACTCGAGAACAAATGCTTGAGATTCTCAAGAAATTAAAGACAATTTTATCAAACCTAATGTCTGGATATGCAAAACAGTACTTACTAGAAACTCGTTTAATGCCCACGTATTAGGGAAATACCGTACCGCTAAATGCATTTGCCGCGCATCCTGAGCATTTATTTTTACCATTTAACCAATCGAGTCTGAATTGTTCTCCATGTACAAACCATGGGTCGCTAGATGATGCAATATTTGTTGACTTATACATTGCGCTCTGCTTTTTATAGGAAGTCCAATCTGAAGAATTACGAATAGACTGAGCTGGTGTGAATTCATAACGATTTATAATTACTCCACGCCCGTCATCAACTGTCTTAACAATTGTTCCATCTGTGTTCATTACAAAACCTTTAAATGCAAGAGATGGTGATGATGAGGCTATTCTTCCCTGCAGTGAGACGAGTTGGGTTGTATGGTCTGATATACTGTTATCGGGATTTGTAACATCGCCGTATAGAAAGCGTTTGTATGCTCCACAATCTAAGTGGTCAAATACCCAAACTTCAGTAATATTGTGTAAAGATTTTGCAACGGCAAGATGGTCAAAAAATGTTGGGCCCCACGTTGTTCCTTGCGAAAGTAATGAATAGTTATAACCGCCATATGATTGATTAATCCCAAGTGATGCCCCTGCAAATGTGGTTAAATCATATGTAAATTGAACACCCTTGTAACCGCGAAGAAATGCAGTCAATAATGCTGAAAATCGGGGGTCTATACATCCTACTACTAAAACTCTAGCGCCAGAAACTGTTCCAACTGGGTAATATTCATTCAGATATTCTGATGTCTGAATATCGTACAATGACCCTGCGTTACTGGTTGAACCATCGTTAATAATATAACCCTTTATTCCATTTGAAAAAATAGTTGTACCAGGCGAGCTAGTTCCAGCATAATTAGTCCACGTACGCGCGTTGATTGGAGTTTGTAACGATTTAAATTTTGCAATATGTTGAGTCATTGTATCTGCTACACTGCAACCAAGATACGCCCCACAGCTCAAATGCTCAAATATCAATATCTGTGTGACATTATGAAGTGAAATAGCAATTTGAATATGGTCAAACAATGTTGTCTGCCAGTTCGTTGATGCAAGACTACAGACTGAGCCACTCGTATTAAGACCACCCAAACTTGCACCTGCCAGAATAAAAAGGTCATATGTAAACCCATTCTTTCCCAGATGAGCGGCTAGGTAGTCTTCTATAACATTAATGTAACGCGGGTCGATACACGCAATAACAAACGCTTTGGTGGTAGACTCGTTGTCTACAGGAGTTCCGGGAAGAATAGGAGTACCTGCTGGCAGCGCATTAGTCATTGTTGAGGGTCCCTGAGAACTCATTTATATCTAAGAAAGCAAAGAAGATGAAATATTTGGTTCTAGGAATACTGAGTGTTATTATTCTATATATTTTGATTAATCGAGGATTATGCGAGCACCTTACACCTGGTCCACCAACTCTATTGACATTGCAGAATGATACAGTAGATTTGGATAGTAGACTAACATCATTAAAAGCCGAGTTTGATAAGATGGCTGCGCAGGCAAAACAGGGTGCTGATGCATCAGCGTCTGCAAGAGCCCAGATTGGTCTACTCAAGACATCACCCGCGGCGCCCAGTCCACCATGAAATATCAAAATAAGGAGGTAAAACTTCAACTGCTTGTTGGCCAGAAGGAGGGTTTGCCATAGAGGACTTTACCGCATCCGGTGTTAATAAATAACCATAATATTCAAGATTTGCAAGTTTACCATCAAATCCACCTCCAACTCCAGTGCTCACGGTAGAATTATTCTGTTTGGGCACCTGAGTAATACTATGATGAATATATAGATTTCCATTAATATACACATTTACTGCATCTTGTTCCACTGCAATCGCTACGTGAATCCACTTCTTTGCGGGAATATTACTGATTGGTATTGTTTCAGTTCCTCCAAATGTATCAACTTTTACTAAAAGAGAGTTTGTATTTCCATCTACAAGAAGTGCCGGACACATAGTCTTTAAGTCAGGAGAGCCTTTTGTAAATATTACCTTTGGTTCACCATATCTATAAGAAAAATCATCTATCTTTACCCAACAAGTGTAAGAAAATGTTAGACCTTCATGTTGGTCTTTTGAACGAGGAAGAGCTTTATTGCTCGTATAAGCCTTTTTACCATCTTCAGTAGATGGTTGAATTACAGTAGCAGTAGAAAGTACTGCTTCTCTACTAAAATACCAATATGCTGTAACCAGAACAGCTACTGACACCAAAATTGAAATAAGGATTGTTGACAAGTCCATTATTTATAACAGCGATTTATAGTGAAGTAGTATTAATGCAATGGATACCGCATATTTAAGAAGAGGAAGAGTAAATTTATATTTCACAATGAATACACCGATTACAGTGTAAAATGGATTTATACTCTTGTTAATTCTGCATGTTAACATGAATATATTCTTCTTGTACAAAAATCCAAGAACAGCAGCAGAAGCCCACTGTGATAAACATGTTGTAAAGATGATTATAGAAACTGCACAGTTACTATATTCAGCTCACTGGATGACAAATAGTATTCTACCTGAAAATGCATACAAACTAGCTCATAAGAACCATCCATCTGCCATTTGGACTCGCGAATCTCTAACAAATTATATGTGGCTATGCTCTCTTGGTTGGTGGCTATGTAAAGAGTATCAGTTTCGATATGGTGAAAACAAGGTTCACAAAAGTGAAGAGCATATCATATGGCTTCTTAACAATCCTCCTAAGTTACCATTTGTTGATATGACGCCTATTAGATTGGCTATGCCAGATGAATATAAAACATCCGATGCCATAGAAGCATACCGAACATTCTATATTGAATCAAAACTAAAAAAACGTAACATTGTTAAGTACACAAAACGCGAGCCACCTGAGTTTATTGTGTTATCTATAAATAGTCAAAATGTATTATGATGTGAATGTCATGTGTGACTTATTTTTTAACTGTACAATGCTACACGTTTCTACGAGCAATCCTCCATTTGCATATACACCATAATTCATTCCTTCATTGGCATGTTCAAGAGCAAAATGCCAAATTGTATATGTTCCTTCTGAATTCCAAGGTTCTGCAAGTTCATCAACACATGCCATTAATCTATATTTCTTATCAGTAACAAATAGCCTTCCAAGATGTTTAATAGTATCTTCCTGTTGTTTATCGGTTATTGGAAACTTAAGAATAGAATGACACCCTGTGATATATAAGTCATTTTTAAGTTCGGGATATTTTGAAGTAGAACATTTATAGAGACGACTTTCGATTCGTTCATCATTGCCAGGATTTGTAATACTTCCTTTTCCAATTAACACAACTGGCTTGTATCCATTCAAACTAGTTTTAACAAGTGTTCCCTGCTGTATATTTTCAACTGGAACATATGTTTCAACTCCATCCACTTGACAGAGAATTGTTGTTCCTTCCAAGAAGCATGGGGTGTCTGGATATACATAAACTGTATAGCCAGAAATTCCCGGTATATTTGCTAAATCATATCCATTCGGATAAACTCCTGTAGGAATTGGCATTGTACTACCATATATGGACGCTATCCGCCATGATGTAATATTCCCTATGTTTCCAACTAACGTATTTGGATTTCCAAGTATCCATGAAGTTCCCTGAGACGCAATTGTATTTCCATTATGAGCAACTGCATCAGAATAGTTTGTATAATATATAATTGAGGCACCAACGGATTCGATAAATTCATTCATAGGACCAAGTAAAAGACGAGAGACATTTTCTGTATTTTGTGTTTTATGAGAGAGTCCTTCATTAAATATAAAACCAGTATTAGCTTTGATAGGATACGAATGTGAATCTATAACAAGCTCACCGGGAGAGTCATTAAGATAAATTAAATAAGTATGTTGAAAGTGAGATGCACCACTATCTATATGTGGTGCAGTATCTCCTTTAATCCATCGCATAGGAATCGATGAATTTACTGGAATATTTAATCCAAAACGGGACTGCAATGTATCACGGATTACACTGGTTACATGTACTGAAAAATAAACCATTCCAGATGTTCGGGCGTCTAATGAATTTTTGGCTTGTAAAACTTCAGGAAGATTGTTTAGATACTGTAATTCTTCATTTGAAAGCACATTTGAATAGACAGACGTCATTTAGTTTTATGTTATAATTAATTAATTAATAGTTTAGCATGTCCTATCCCACCAACGCTTAGCCGTTCTAGATTTTCTCTTAGCATCTTTCACGATATCAGAATCAGTAGTCGAATATGTTTTTCCGCATGTTAGCAATGAGTGAACGCGAGCATAACCCCATTGTTGTTGAGTGGCGCCAGGACGATGACCAGTTCTCCAAGCAGCCATACCACGGTCATATGACTTTCTCAGATAACTCACGGGAACTCCAGTAGCTTTTGCTTTTTGAGTTAAAGAATTAGCTTTAGGAAACATAGACTTAAACTTTGCGGTATAATTAGACCGCTTTGTTTTCACATTTTTATCAGTTGAGAATCCCACATAAGCCTTAGGATTCTTAAATGACATTCTACCAAACTTAGAAATCTCCTTTTTTCTTTGTGTTTTCTTTCGCGACGAAAGACCTTTAAAGTATTTCAACGGAGAATACATTACTACTTACAATAGAAATCATAATGCAGGAACGGGTGCTAGTTTCAAATCCTTTACGTTCAGTAAGCGACGATAGGGAATTAGATAATGATGATTGTATGGGTTGCTGTTTATGTTGTTGGCTGTGCTTTAACATTTTTCTTTAAAAAGCATATTCCTGTACTTCCTTTCCTAAATCATCATAAACTCCAAACTTTACAGAATATCCAGTAGCGGATGATTTACCGGTTGTTGTCATATTTTTGCATGTTGTTCCCTTAGACCAGAATGATAGAGCATCTGTGGGTGTCAGCATCTTAGGATAGTGATAGAAGTCACAAATGCGCCCAGAAAACCCACCTTCTGGCGTTAACTGAATATCTCCAACTGCTGGCTTAGGGACGCCGCTGAGAAAGCAGGACTTTACTAATTTTCCATCAAGGTATACGTCCAAGTTACGTCCGAATACAGTAATACTTACTGAAAACCAAGTCTGAAGAGGAATATTAGGAACTTCGCATACAAACACATCATCAGATGACCCCGAATGTCCAGCGGGTGCGGGTTCAGCTTTTCCAGAGCCACCTTCTGTAGCAGGATATACGCTCACACTGATTTCAAGTGAATTGTCTGTGGGATGTAAACTGATAGACGGATTTGTAACTGCTCCATTTGTACTATCTGGTCTCTTCACAATAGCCTTCTTCTTGCCATACCCGTAATTCCAGTCTTTTACATACATCCACCACTGCATACCATAACCGCCATCACGTTCAGCTGAGAGAGGAGCACGATTTCCCTTTACAATTGCACTAGTTGTGGCATCATGGAATGCCGGCGCCAAGTTTCCTGTGCTATTTCCAAAAATTGAGTTATATAGTTTTGACAAAATTGGAGGAGCGGGTGCTTCTACTCCTTGAGGAGCGCTTGTTGAAACACCTTCGGGAAGAGTTGGTACAGCTGAACCATCAACAACTGTTGAATACTTGTAATCACTTGTTCCAACATAATATTGAATGTACAGAGTCTTCAGCTTTCCAGGGTATGGGTCAGCAGTTAAACCTACATTTGATAGGTTTACTGTAAACCCGGGAAGCGCTACTTCATTTTGTATTTGACCAGATAGATACGCAGTTACATCCTTAAACTGTGTCAGATTATCAATACCATATCTAGCATAGCTAATATATAGAATTTTATCTGCAGGAACTTGTGGAGGTGGTGATGGTACAGGCGCACTACTTCCTTTAGACTTACTAAAAAAGATGTTAGGCCAACTATCAGGCGCAAATGCGTCATAAAGAACTATCCCTAAACAAACTATGAATGCGAGTCCAAAGAAATAATACAAGTATTTATACCATGATGCACTACCACTTGCAGCCTTAAGAGAGGCAGTCAAAGCAGCAGCTTGTTTTGCCGCTTCATCCTTCGTTGCCTGAAGTCCGGCAGTTGCTTGTTGCTGTAGTTGTTGAAGATAGTCACCAGAAGCACTCAGCTTTGACATATCAATTCCAAATGCAGGCGGTGGTGCTGGTGCAGCAGGCTTTGGTGCGGCAGGCTTTGTAAATAAGCTTCCCATTTGTTAGAAACACCGAAGTAAAAAACGGACATCTTAACAGTGATATCATGGATATAAGTAGAATGTATTGTAACAATTGCGGCGATAAAGGGCACGTGTTTAGGTCTTGCGCTGACCCGGTTATATCATGTGGTATTTTATTCCTTAGAGGAATTTATGAACCACTGGTGCTGCCTGTTGAGCCTAAAACAGTCAGTATTCTTATGGTGAGGCGTAAAGATAGTATGTCTTATATGGAATTTATTCGTGGAAAATATGATATAGCTGATACGGCTTATATTAAGCGTCAGCTATCAAATATGACCGAGTTTGAACAAAAGTTAATTGCAAATGAAAACTTCGAAACACTTTGGAATAAACTTTGGGGAAATAGTCGAGACAATGACTCTCCCGAGTTCGAGAATGCCCGTAATAAATTTAATTTAATTGATAGAAAGAAGCTGATAGTTGAGTCACCTACGCCTTTTAAGGAACCAGAATGGGGATTCCCTAAAGGACGTCGTAATCGTGGAGAAAGTGATGTTGAATGTGCACAAAGAGAATTCTTCGAAGAAACAAATATTCCAAAGGAAGCTTACATAATCCGCGAAGATTTAGTATTTTCAGAAACATTTAAAGCAATCAATAATATCACCTATAAGCATATATATTTTGTAGCTATTCTAAAAAATTCTAAACTTATTCACCTAGAGCAGAAGCTCACACCAGTCCAACGACGTGAAGTTTCCAGTGTCGGATGGAAAACTCTGGCAGAATGCAAGAATATAACTCGCCCACATTACGTAGAACGCAAAAAAATGATTACGGAACTAGAACGTATCATTTCTCTTGCCCCAAAATAATGGATTATAAACTATTGGCATTTTCGGCAATAGCAGTTTTTAGTGTATTTTTAGTTTCTGGACTAATTATTTCACTACTTTCAACTCAGCTTCAATGTTCAAAAATAGCATCCGCTACATCATTAAAACAAGGTGCTATTTCTGCGGTTGCGCCAACTTTGGTCTACACATTAGCCGCTATATTTTTTATTGTGCGGCGTCCATTCTCAGGAACATTCGAATCATTCGGAGTTCCTGAAGAGACAGCTAGAATTCTTGGCGTTGGTTATTTGAGTATGTTAACAGCATGGATTACTAATGTGTGGAATGTTCATAATAGTGAAAAAAGCGTATGCCAGACAAATCTCAAAGAAATGACAGATTTTAAGAAGAAGTTAATGGCAGAACTAGCGCAGAAAGAGAAGGAAAAGGAAGAGACAGCTGCTAAGTAATGTATACTTTTACGGATACAACTACTTTATTAAGTTTAGAATCGCAATAATTTTAACTCGGCAGTCTAACCTTAAATAGATTTGCTACAGAATGGACAACCTACAAGATTACGTCCTTGAGTTTTAAACAAGTCCTTTAGACATTCGAGACAAACTTTATGTTTTCCACAACTAATATCGACAACTTCCTTCTTAATAAGACACTTAGAACAATCAAACTTTTCATTAAGAAATTTAAACCCCTTAAACATGTCAACACAACGTACACACATTCCATTTTGAAGGTCTAGATGCCACTGTGGGAGCTTTTGACTACATAATTTGTACGTATTACACTCTACAAGTTTGCAGTTATGTTTGCAATCAGTATTACCTTCAAGTTTAATAATACGTTTATATCCGCAACAACATAGTCTATGAGAACTATTAACATCGTCTTCTGTGTGATATTTGCCGTTAGAGCATTGTTCAATACACTTGCCGTTCCCTTCACAGTCTGACATCTTTTATCTTATTAAAGATGTTAATTTGTTCATTTTACCCTAATTTTATAAGGAGTAATCTAGATACCATACTATTGATATATAAGAAGTAACGGCAAATCCAAACATCCACCACCATACTGGAAAGACGGTCGACTCCTTTTTCCCAGTACCGAACGGTCGAATGCGCCCACGCTCTCCAAATGCAAGTGATGGTCTTACATATAGAAACCCTGCTACTAAAAAGAGATAAACTGCCACCATCCATAACTTTGGATTTTTGCGGATGATTGCTTCCATTATGATTTCGTCGCCAAAAATAAGTAGCATGTTCGTCCTACCGAATAGAAAAGCATTTTCAGATTCTATAACTCGTATCTTTTTAAAGTATAGAAAGACTGATGTGGACCCTTTAGATACTGCCGACTCCGAAGAAGACTTATGTAGAAAGCAGGGCGACCTATCAAAGAATACAAAGGAACTGTTTTCATACCAAAAAATCGTTCGCGAATATCTACTTATGGAGACGCCGTATCGTGGGCTTCTTTTATATCACGGTCTTGGTTCGGGAAAGACGTGCTCATCAATTGCAGTCGCGGAGTCTCTGCTCAGCACGAAAAAAATATACATTCTTTTACCAGCATCACTTTCTGATAACTATAAGGGCGAGATTCGTAAATGTGGTGACCCTATCTATGCATTTGAACAATACTGGGAACCTAAGTCAATTAAAAACGAAGAAGACACTGTCCAAGCAAAGAGTATGGGAATATCTCAAAAGTTCTTAGATACGAATGGACGTTTTTTTGTTACTTCTCCAGACCGCCAACCTAATTTTAGGACTCTTTCACTCGACATTCAAAAAGGCATTCGTGGGCAAATAGATGACATTTTAGACCAACGGTTTACATTTATTAACTACAATGGTATCTCTTCGTCTAATATTGACTCAATCCTCCCACCAGATAATGAGCATCAGTTTGACGACTCAGTAGTGATTATTGATGAAGCGCATAATCTAATTAATTACGCAATTAAAGAGTCTTTACGCTCAAAAATTTATCAGCGTATTCTCAAGGCAAGAAACTGTAAGGTCGTAGCACTATCTGGCACTCCCGTTATTAACAAGCCTCAAGAAATTGCTTTTCTAATGAATCTTTTACGTGGACCAATTGAGAGAATTTCAATACCTGCAAAATCTGCTAAACAATGGGACGAATCATTAATGACTGGATTTTTTAGAGCTATCAAAGATGTGGATACAATTGAATATAATTCTATTAAGAGAGTTATTATGTTAACACGTAATCCTCCCTATTTTGAAAGTCAATACAATGAAAAAGGTGAACGTATAGCAGTAAAATACAATAAAGATTTTTCACAAAAGGCAGACATTAAAGAATGGGTATCGGAATGGAAATCTAAATTTGAAAGCACATTTGCAGGAGTTGAGTTGTCTGATGCTGATAGAATGGTAGTGGAAGAACTCGAGCTTTTACCTACAAAATTTGAAGACTTTATGGGACTATTTGTAGACGGTCTTTCTATTAAAAATTCTAATCTTTTTATGAGACGTATTCAAGGATTAGTTTCATATTTCAAAGGAGCAGATGAACGTCTACTTCCCAAACGACTAGAAGAAGAAAGTACACTTGTAAAAGTTCCAATGTCTCCCGAGCAGTTTCAGCGTTACTTGGAAACTCGATGGATTGAAATTCAACGAGAGTCTCGGAAATCTCGCTCTCCTAACTTAAATGATGATTTTGGGTCATTTCGCATGACATCTCGTCTCGCATGTAACTACGCAATACCACCAGAATTACGAACAACTGTTGAAGAAGAAACTAATGAAGAAACTGTGATTGAAAAATCAGAAGTTCTTGAAAGATTAAAAGCCGACCCGGAACGATATTTGAGCGAAGATGCGCTTTCTAAGTTTGCGCCTAAAATGTTAGTTCTCCTGAAAGACTTGAAAGAACATATAGGAGAACCGAGTAAATTTAACAATCAGTTTATTTATTCTCAGTTTCGCTCGTTAGAAGGAATTGGAACGCTTACTGCAATTTTAGATGCAAATGGCTTTCAACCTTATAAGCTTGTTAAGAAGGCAGGTGTATGGTCCGAATCATCTGAAATGAAAGAAGGTGTGCCGGCATATGGTGTTTTCTTAGGTGGTGGTGAAGAAGAAAGGGAACTTCACCGTCAAATTTTTAATCAGGACTACGCAGATACATTTCCACAATCGTTGAAAGATTCAATTAAAGAGCATCGCCTTTGTGTATTTCTGGGCTCACGGGCCGCAGCTGAAGGCATCACACTTGCAGATGTGCGGCGTGTTCATATTATGGAACCATATTGGAATCCTGCACTTATTGAACAAGTAATAGGACGAGCTATTCGAATTTGTTCTCATCGCAAGCTTCCTCTCGACCAACGTGATGTAACTGTAAAACTATATATGACAGTATTTTCACCAGAACAAGCTGTTACAAGCGAAGGCCCCAATATCGTTGCAATTCGTCGCAATGATATGACCTTAAAACGATATGAAGGAACAGATTTACGTGAAACATTCATGTCATCAGATGAATATCTTTACGAGGTAGCATACGAAAAAGGACGTATTGTAAAGAATATTAGTTTACTTTTAAAACAAGCGGCTATAGATTGTGAGATTCACCGTAAATTACATTCAAGAGAAAAACCTGTAATACAGTGTATGCGGTTTGACACAACTGCTACTGGGGAAGATTTAGCTTATAAACCAGGTTTCAAAAGTGATGATTTAGATACACTATATCTTCGCAATATTCAGAGAAAAACACGACGCCTTCAAATTGTAAAAGCAAAAGGATTAGTTTTTGTGTTAGACCCGGATACAAACGAGGTATTTGATGCTCCCGCCTTTCAAGATACTAAGCGGCTTATTCGTATTGGTATTCGAACAGCACCTGGTGAAATTAGGTTTTTTACCTCAGTAGTTTGATAATATGGCGTCTAATGTTCAACGTGGTCCAACTCGTATGGATTCAAGCGACTGGATTAGAATAAAGCGACTTAACGGAGCTATAGGAAATATGATTTATGTATCTTCTCCAGTGTCTCCTTCACCTCGACAGTTCATGAATGTTGTAAACCCAAATCCCATCATTAACCCAGCAGTGGGGAGATATACCGAATTTGGACTATCTAAGATTCAGCGTCCCGCATCATCGTATACTGATTATGTTGCAGCAAATACTGCATCGTATGTTCTACAAACTCCAATAAATTCATGTGGAGAGAGTGGCGCAAAGGCTCTCACCGCCCATCTCATATGCAGATGTGCTCCCAGAGATATTATAAAGCACAATGGAGTGTGTGTAGTTTGCAGACACAGTTTAGTTTAGAATACTTAGACATTAAACTGCTAGACATATAATAGAGAAATGACAGGGGGATTAATGCAACTGGTGAATAAAGGAGCACAAGATATTCTTGTGACAGGAAATCCATCCTTTACTCATTTTAAATCTGTGTATAAACGCCATACCGAATTTGCAATGGAGCATTTTAGGTTATTTTTTAAGACTACAAATCTAAGTCTTCCGCCATCGGGAAGCTTAACATTACGAGCAAAAGTAGAACGATACGCCCAACTTTTACATGACTGTTACTTAAGTATAACACTTCCTGATATATATTCGCCTGTTATTGCTACAAGTACTCCTGTGCAAAACTTGAATCCAAGCTCTAATGCGATAGGATATGAGTTTCAGTGGATTCATAATATTGGTTACAATATGATTAACTATGTTTCGATAAATATTAATGGAAGTGAAATTGTTAGACATACAGGTGAATGGATGAAAATATATGCAAACCTAAAATTCGATGCTAATAAAAAAGCATTACTTGAGCAACTTGTTGGAAATATTCCTGAACTTTATGACCCAGCAAATGCATTTGACCGCTTAAGTCAATATCCGCATGCTATAACAACAAATACAAATATAGCAGCTCCTTCAATTAACGGAAGAGTATTGACAATTCCATTACACTTTTGGTTTTGTGAAACTGTTGGCAAGGCATTGCCGCTCATAGCCATGCAGTATTCTGAAGTTGAAATTATAGTTGACCTAAAAAACATGTTTCAGCTATATACAGTTATTGATGTAAATTCATCAAGTTCTACGTATGGACAACGTGTTGCGCCTAGCAGTAGTATGACACCATTTCTGTCTCCGCCATTATCAGTATCTCAATTACCTAGTAATCCAAGTCTGATAACTTGGAATTTAAATCCATTTGTGGAATGTAATTATATCTTTGTTTCTGATGCTGAAATGGCACATATTGCATCATCTGACCATTCGTATGTTATTAATCAGGTTGACGTAAGAGAAGGTTTAGGACACTATGGGCCTTCAAATGATTTGGAATTAAACCTAAGAAATCTATGTACTCGTATAGCATGGGTATGCCAAAGAAATGACAGATTTCTTGTCAACGATTTTGACAACTATACAAACTGGGAAAATCCATATGAGCCGCCAATAGGAGGTCCATTACCATTTGTATCCCTATACTATACATCTGGAATCGCGCAACAATCTGGAATTACTGCGAGAGATATATTATTAGAATCTGCAATTATTATTGATGGTAAAGAGCGATTTAATTATAAACAGACCGAATTTTTCAAATATATTCAAAATTATAGACACGAGACTGGTAGAACGATTACAGATTTACCAGGTATATATACTTACTCTTTTGCACTTGAAAATGATAAGGAACAGCCGTCGGGGCATATTAATGGTTCGCAATTTAACAAAACAATATTAAGAAATACATTTGTACAACCTCCATTGTTAAGTGGAACATTAAATCCATCTGGTACTGCATTATGCGTATTAAAGTCAACCGCAAATCTTCCAAATCCAACAATTGTAAATCCTATAGATTATGCAAATAATTCTGACCTAATCGTTACGATTTATAGAAAAACTGCAAATAATACTTTGATATATGCTTATAATGTTCGTGCATTTGTAGAATCGTACAACTTTCTACGAGTTATTGGAGGCATCGCAAATGTCGTGTTTTCTTCATAATAAGGATGAGTGGAATAATAGTTACCAATGCTACATATGGTACAAGCTCAACGTCAATTGATGTAACAAGTACGGTTTCTGCTTCTATAAAGGATGGTGTTTTGAGTATACCAAGTGTATCACCGACATCCTTAAATATAACAGACCCAGCGGTTGGTCAAGCAAAGACGCTACATCTATCTTACACAATAAATGGTGGCGACAAACTTGTCACAGCTGTGCGAGATAATGAAAGTCTCTATATCAATGCTCCTCCTCAGAGAAGTGCGAGCGGTCTTCAAATTACAAAGGCCGAGTATGGTGTAGATGGTAATTATACGGATGTAACAAATGTAGTTCAGGACATGATAAAGAATGGACATATTGATGTAAAAATTGGATTCAAAGAACTGGGATTACCTGACCCCAACCCTAGTAAGAAAAAGCAGTTTGAAGTAGAGTACACTATTAATGGAGCCAAAAATACGAAAACTTTAAGTGATGGAGATAGATTTAAGCAGAGTGCTCCTGCCGTTGATGCGCCATCAAATACAAAACCTACTGAAAATGTTGGGTCTTTTTTTGGAATCGTATTTAAAAGTGTTTCCTACTTTTTTGGAATGTTTCTGTATACACTTTCAATTTTTACCGGAATAGAATATGGTAATCAATTTGGGTCTCCTATGTTATGGGGTGCTGTAGCATTTTTCATACCATTTTTCTCATTCTGGGGGCTTCCTATTATAACATTTTGGATACGTATTTTTAGCTCTGCAGATTTTATACAATAGTTTAAACATTTGTTACGTATAATAGGTAATGGACATTCCAGACAATGTTATTAAACACTGGCAAGATATTTGGAGAACACTATGTGATATGGCATATAATCGCAAAAATATCGTACCCAAACTTTGGATAGAAATATCTAATTATGATAAACTTTTATACTATAAAAATAATTCTAGAAATTTTGATGAAATTACATTTGATTATATTTGGAAACAAATAAGCTCAACAGTTAATCCCGACGGCACATATTTAGAACCGAGTGTAGTTACTGAGCTAGAAGCAATTTATATTCCCCGTATTATATTTCAATCACCTGGAGTTTCTCGATTTTTTAGCCATTCATTTCCGAATTGTACAATTCTTTTTTGGGAATATGATATGTAAAAATTGCCTTTCGGCTTTTGTATTTACTTATTCATCTTCTTAAACTTACCGACACCAATGAAGCCCGCGAAAACGTCACCCGTATCGCGCGCCTCATAAACGCGACCAGTCTTCTCGCCTACGACATACTTAACTGAGTCAAATGTCACCTCATCAAAGTCCTCGTCATCGTCCGCCTCAGGACCCTTCACAAAGCGGCCATAATCCGCATCCCAGAATGTTCCGGGCGGGTCAACAGGTGCGGTCATTTCGATACTCTGAAGCTCATTCAGCGTAATATCGATAATCATAGCATTGGGCACCATTTTCACAGTCTCCTCAGACTCAGCATCAGACTCATCCGCATTAACATCATCCTCCTTAACAGGAATCTTGAGCTTAGCGAAAGTTCGCATGTGGTCAGACAGACTCCCATTGCGGAAATCATCGTCAGCAAGGTCTTCGACATACTGCTGAAACTCTTTCTTCACTGCAGCGGTCATCTCATCAGCAGAGTACCCCAGAGCCGTCTTGAGCTGAGCAGCGATAACAGGAGAGAAACGCTTAATACGCTTCTCCTTCTCAGCAGGCTTCACAACCTCCACCTTCTTAGGCTCAGGCTTTTTTGCCTCGACCTTAGGTGCCTTCTCGAGAATCTTAGCGAGCTTTTTTTGCTCCTTCTCAATCTTCTCGCGCTGCTTATCAGCATCATTCACCTTTCCATCAGCTAGCTTCTTCTCCCAGAGCTCGATGTTCTTACGACATGCGGCAATCTTATCAGCCGAGTCAGAAGCCATAGACTCAGTAGGAGCCTCGGATGCATCATCCGCCGTAGGTTCCTCCTTCTTTGCTGGCGCCTTCTTAGGCGCTGGCTTCTCGACCACCTTGAGAATCTCCCCAACATGGTCGGTATCCGTCTCCCAGCGTGCAAACTCGAATGCCTCGTCTGCATCAAATCCGTAATTATCTGCCAGAGCAGACACCAAATTGTAAAGTTGCGTTTCCATTTGCTTGCTTGAAATCATTGTTGACATCTTGTGTTTATTGTGGCTATAGCATACTTCTTGAATTAAATAAATCCGTTTTCAAGGAAGCCTTCTTAAAGAATATACGTTTTAGGTATTTCAGTTTTTCATCCCAGATTTGTTGCTTAGCAAGATTATTGAGATATTCCATTTCACATTTTTCATGTATTTCACGAATAGTATAAACAGGTTTCTCGTTCGGAAATAAAGTGCGTGTGTGTGCACCTTTTTCATAAATCTGAATTGCTGGAAGACGAGTAATAAACTCACAGTCCTCATAATATCTTTTTGGGTCATAATTACGAATTTGAACATCAATTTTTAGAGAAGTGCAAAGCTCTTGAATCTTACGAAAGATTGGGTCATTTTCATGTTCGGTTTTGTCAACAACAAAATCAACACGTATTTGATACATTCTACTTTCTTAGTTGTGGCGGATTGATTTACTATATTTTACGAATCCATTTTAATCAAAAAACATAATCCATCCTTTTCAGGTTCCAAGCATGTATGGTATCGCCGGATTTAGTTTTTCTTTTTTTGTATTTTATTTTATTTTTTTTTAGATTTTCTATTTAGTCAATATGAATATTTAGCCACGTGTCATTATCAATGAATTCCACGTTGCTCGCAAGAAGGCTGCGAACAAGAAGCGCACGATTCGTGCGAGTCATTCCAGTCACATCGTATGCGTTATCCGCACGTGCCTCTAGTCCACGCTCGTAAAAGTTGTCCCACAGCTCAGCCTCCGTGTTGCACGGTAGACTCTTGTGGTAGACTTCGAGATGGCGCAGGTCACGGTGGTCATACTTGCAGCCACCCTCTTCGGGTGACTTGCAGCTACGCGGGTCTGTGACCTGGCAGCGGCATCCGCGAGTCTTTCCACGAGATGCGACCCACTTGTCAAAGTGCTCGCATCGCTCATGGCGAAACGGGCAGTTCTGCCAGATGCACGCGTTACCATGCTTGCACCAGCGAGGCTGGCGCATTTCCTGCTTGGGCAGACCTACTGTCTCCCATTCTCCAGAAGAGCAGATGCTCTCCTCATACTCAATAGTCGAAACTGTTGAGAAATCATCGCTAAAGAAGTCGCCCCATGTCACACCCTCAGGGATGACAGAAGCGCGTAAAAGGTCAATCATCTCTTGAGTGACAGACATTTCGAAAGCTTATAGGTATGAATTAAAGCTTGTAGTAAGAATTATACCTACAACTAACTCTTTGACACTTCATCAATCCGTTTTTTAGGGTTCAATCATTCTTCTTCTGAGTAATCACAGGCTTTTTCTCCTTTTTGCCGAGACCAAATACCTTCTTAAAGTCATCCATATTCTGTGTTCCCATCGAAAGATTGCATCCAGCGCAGATAGGGCGAAGGTTCGTGATATCTAGCGTACCACCATTTGCCTCTGCAAGAACATGGCCACAATGGAAGTCCGTGTTCTTGATAGGTGTTTTTTCACAGCAAGTACACATCGAAGTCGCGATATCATGACCAATATGGTTATTCCAAACTAGTTCCTTAATCTTCTTAGGAATAGATTTCTTCTTTTTAGTCTTCTCTGAATCCGAGTCACTCTTCTTACCATCATCATCAGAATCATCCTTTGCCTCAATCTTCGCAGAAGATTTCTTAAGCTTTGCTTCTTCCTTATCAATAGACTTTAGAGTTTCCTCAAATGTCTTTTTCTTAGGTGAAATCTCGGACATCTTGTCATCAAATACCTTCTGTATCTTTGCCTCCTCCTTTTCAATTGCCCTCAGCTGCTCTTGAAATGCGTTTTTCTTTGAGAGAATATCAGACATTTTATCATCGTAAGTCTTCTTTGCCTTTGCCTCGTCCTTCTCGATAGACTTCAACAAGTCCTCAAAAGTCTTTCTCTTGTCATCCATTTGCTGTAGCTTGTTATTATTCGACATGTTGTGGCTATTCCTTTCATATTCTGCCACTCTTTAATCCATTTTTCAAGCCTGCGTTATGTGTATTTTTTAACTATAATACGAATTAACAAATGACAGATACGGAGTTTGCAAAGACTCATTTACGCGACCATTTAAGTTCACTTATTGTTGCGCCTGTCGCTGAAGGATTTTGGAGCATTCAAAAGTCCGCAAGAGAGCTATGTGAGCGTAATAACCAAAATGACCAGATTCTTCGTACGTTTCAAAATCTTCTTACAAAGATTCCAGAGTGGTCGGATTCTACACTCGCTACAGAAGTAGAACGTATTGAAAAGGTTACTAAGTGCGATTACTTAGATGACTTAATTATGGGTGTTTTTATCTCATACATGAAGTCATTTGCGTCATTACATTACCAGGGCTCTTCAAAAGAAGTCGAAATTGATTTTGATAGACCATCTCTTGCTAAGTTTGTTCATGAACTATACATACATTCTGCCCGTAAGTTATGGCAAACCGCATACTTGGTTAACACTGAAGTGACATCGGAGGCACAGGCTCGTAATAGACAAGAAATTGAAAAAATCATTGGGCAATGCCTTGAGCAGGTAATTCGCTCTTTTCTTCCTTGGCAGGCGATTACGAAGAAGTATTTTCATAATAGTGAGCCTGAACCGGAGTTTGTTAAACCGGTTGAAGAAGAGAAGAAGAATGTCACATTTGGCGAAGATGAAAATAACGACGAGGAGTCAGAAGAAGAGGAAGTCAAAGAAAAGCTTATTATTTCAGAAGAAGACGCAAGCCTCGATGTTGCCGAAGAAGTAGAAGTTGACGAAATGGCAGAACTTGAAAAGAAAGCTTCTGAGACCCTCGTTCTAAATCTGTAGAGAATTACGAAAAAAGATAACAAATGATGATTCTAGTAGCTTCTGTAGCTGTCGCATTAGTTGCTTTTATTGCATATGCGCTTGACCGAAAGTCAAAAAGTGAGCCAATTGTGTGGGAGACAGCTGCAAAAGTTTCTTTATTTGGAGGTCTTGTAACATCGGGTGTAGTATTCGCTACTGGACCTGAGGTAATGACAGATGCAGTAAAGGTTGTTACGGACAATGTTCCAAGTGTAGCTGCTGTTCAAGATATGTTCGTTGGGCTTCCGACATTCTAGTCAATCATAGTTACTGGATTATTTCCAGTGCTTTCAACACCATAAACTTCTTTTAACGAAGCAATTTCCTTTCTTGGAACTGCATTATCTTTACAAAAGCGAGCTATTGCCTTGTAAAGATGAAATCCATGAAATCTATCGTGCTTCTCATTTATTTTTCCAAAAAGAATCGAGTTACCATCTTCAAGAGTTAGCCACTTTTTAAAGAGTTTAAAAAGCAGATTATTTGGTTCTGGTTCAGGAAAGATATCCCAATATAATGATGTTGCAAGGCGTACAAGGTCAAATGATGCAGATGGTTTTATTTCTGGATATTTCGAAACATAGTAATCTGCATAATTATACTGTCCACCAGCTTCTTCTTCTAAACAAAAGTGGTCACTAATAAATAGCTTTGGCTCCTTCATCCCTGTAATTTTTACCGATGCAATACCTCTTTCAAAATCAATAATCTTAATTGTATATCCATATGTTGGAACACGGTATAAAACTCCTCCACAATTGTAATAATAAAATTCAGTAGTTGTTGATACATACATAACATTATTCGCATGAAGGTCATTATGCGTCATGCCAAAATTTCGTTGAGCATATGCCAGTGCGAATGTAACTTGAGAAATCCATGCAAGGTGTTTTTCACTTTCAGGATTCAACATCATTAGTTGATATAACGTGCCTTCACATTTTTCCATAATAGTTATTTGAACGGGAACATCCTTAAATGTAGCCCATGCAAATGGCTCATAGCTTTCATCGTCCTCATCTGAATCATCGGAATCTTCCTCCTTACAGCTACACGAACGTACACCAAAAATATAAGATGTTGATACGGAAGATGAATCGGAACTATCATCGTCCATTTCTGCATCCTCCTGAATCACTCTTGTCATATCTGCCATCTCAGCGTCTACTGTATCAACAGTTAGTTCCTGAACTTCACCTAAGTCGGCAGTTTCGCCGAGCTGAATTGCAACTCTTGTTGTGCGAGTATGTTTAAAATCAGAAGTATCTTGAATCTCATCTGATAGTTTTATATCAAACATTTTTCCGATATTTTGAGAAAACCAAGGACGGTCACAGAGTTCACCATAGTCATCTGAAATATCAATAGTATGTTTCTTAGTAGTGCCCGTAAACACACCATAGACTTTGGGAAAATGTTGACATCCTGACTGTGAAAGAACACTACTTATTATAGCGCCAACATATGCGGCATTATTTGGATTTTGTATTTTTTCCATAGCAGACGATGCTTGTTCAGAAGAAGATGGAAGACCTAAAGTAGCACCGTATTCACCACGCATCCACTTATATGGAGATACTAACATAGTGGTCTTTCTGTGAATATCTACAATAGCTCCACTCGCAGTTCTAATTTTTGACTCTTCAAGTATGGAAGAAATCTCATCTGTAAATTTAATTCCATACATGTGTAGAGATTCCAAATGTGAAGATTTAAAAAGCTTCTCAATAGGGGGAAAATAAGGTTGAATATTTTGAATATTCCAATGAGCCAAGGAAGACTCTAAACATGCATACTTATGAATCGTTAGTGGAATCGGAGAATGTCTGAGTTCGCCATTCGATGTCTGTTTACGCTTTGCCATATTATAGAAATGTGTTAAAGCATAATCAAAAAGTTCACGCAGTATATTAAGATGAACTTCAATATTCGGAAGTTTAATATTGATATGATACGAGAACGTTGTGCGCTAGATTCTAGAAAAGCACCTATGATTGTACTAATTGGTAAACGTGACACTGGTAAGTCTTTTCTAGTAAAAGATATTTTGGCCAATACAAGAGATTGCTTTCCGATTGGAACAGTAATCTCTGGCTCTGAAGTAGCAAGCCCTTTCTTTCAGGACATGGTCCCTGCAAAGTTGATTCATGAAAGATACAATTCAACTATAGTTAGTGGGGCGATTAAAAGACAGATGGCTGTTAAACAGTCTCGTAATCAGGAAAATAGAAGAGGTGGTAATTCAAGTGTTGACCCTCGCGCATTTCTTATTCTAGATGACTGTTTGTATGATAAAACATGGATGAATGAGGAGTCTACTAGATACGTTTTTATGAATGGTCGTCACATTGATTTAACTACACTCATTACTATGCAATACCCGCTAGGTGTGCCTCCCAATTTAAGAACAAATATTGATTTTGTGTTTATTCTTCGCGAAAACGTTATTGGAAATCGTAAACGTATATACGATAATTATGCAGGTATGTTTCCTACATTTACAATGTTTTGCCAGTTCATGGACCAATGCACAGAGAACTATGAATGCCTAGTCGTCTGTAATGGGATTCAATCAAATAAATTAGAGGACCAAGTATTTTGGTATAAGGCCCAGGAGCATCCACCATTTAAGTTATGCGATGACTCACTCTGGGCAGACAATAGACCATTTACGAGTGCACTATTATCGGGGGAAGCATATGACCCAGAAAAGATAAAACGCAAGTCTAATGACCCATGGGTAAAAGTTAAGAAGATTGGAGATAAGGCTTAGTGCTTGCGAGTTCTACGAGCTTTCTTACTCTTTCTAGATTTATGAGTCTTACGTTTACCCCCTCCCATTCGCGTCATCATGTCCGATAAATCATCAATATCAGTTGATGTGCTTACATTCTTAAATAAATCAGCAAGTTCATCCATTTCTGCAGCTGTACTTGCCTTCTTCTTTTTTGCTTCAATCCGAGCTAAAGCTGCCATCTTTTTAGCTTCAAGCTTAGCGGCATAGTCTGCTCCGCGTTCGGTAACTTTACGAATACGAGGTGTTCTATTCATATCCATTAGTTTATTAATAAGTTTTTATTCATCTCGAATAGCTCCCTCTGAAGGATGAAGAGGAGTGTCAAACTGAGACTGAAGGTCCTGAATCGTAGCTAGGCCAGACTCCTCCTTAGCAGCATCTTCGAGACTCTTTTGTCTGCGTTCAGCATTCTCCTTCTTTTGCTTCTCAATCTTTTGTTGCTTTTCCTCGTCAAAGAAGATATCTCGGTTTACCTCATTCTCCTTGTACTTACGCATCAGCTCATTCAGCTCCTTTTCAGCATACTCAACCTCAGGCATCATATGCTCAGAAGGGTCCCAAGGTAGCCAACATCCAACCTTACCAATATAAAGATTATCACGAGGATACTTACGCTGTAGAACCTTCGCGTATTGCTGGCACTCTTCAAGATTCGCAAAAACACGGCGAACCTTCACTCCACGAACATTCGTACGAAACTTAACCTTCTCACTGAACTCTGTCTCAAGTTCCTTCTCCTTCTTTAGAAGAAATACTTGGTACTGTTCGTGAATATCAGTCTTCTTGACTTCTTCATTGTGAACCTTTACAAACTCCTGCATATCCCCCATTAGGTCGTCCACTTTAATAGTGTACTTCTTTGAAAGGAATACCATGAAGTGCTCCATACCCTTAATCTTCCAATCGTAGTCCAACCACTCTACAAACTTCTCATTATAGAACTCATCCTTCTGCTTAATCGTCTTTTCGGGCGAAAGAAATGAGATAATTGAATATCGCTGAGTAGGAATCTCAGAGTCCTCCTCGAGATAATCAATTACCTCTCCGTCATCGTCAGTTGTAGGTAGTACTTCGCGAGGCATTTGTTTATTAGTGGAGTCGTCTGTGAAAACCCGTTATTTAACGCAGAATCTACCTTAAAACGGATTCATCTTCTACAATAGATAAGAAACCTAAGCCGGAGAAATGACAACTAAGTATACTATCGGTATTTTTGGAGATGGTGGTGTTGGAAAGACAGCATTTGTAAGAGCACTCAAACAAAAGAAGTTTAACCCGCAATATCTACCAACAAGTTGGTATGAAGTACATTCAATTGATAAAACCAAGAATGTAAGAGATTACGCAGGACAAGACAAATATAGACTACTACCACAAGATATGAGTAACGTTACATCTGCGATTCTGATGTATGATGTAACTAATCCTATAACCTATAAAAATCTAGAATACTGGTATAATCTTGTAAAGACACAATGTGGAGATATTCCAATGATTCTACTTGGAAACAAAGTGGATATTAAAGACAGAAGAGTTTTCAAGAATATGATAGAATTTCATAAAAATAACAATCTTCCCTATTATGAAATCTCAACAAAGACAGGATTTAATATGGATAAAATGATTGAAAAAATTAACAACTAAACATGAGTATTGGGCTTACACTCGCCAATTCCTTTTGTTTGTTGCATCATGATGGGGGCTGGACAGTTCTTACAAGGACACTTTTTATGGTCATATCCTAATATGTGCCCAATTTCATGACTAACCATATACTGCCTATAATCTTGAAGAGATAGCTTACTGGCTGAAGCTCCGTGAAACCATCTATCTGCGTTCAAATACATAAATCTCCCACCGAGTTCAGCGCATGAAAGATTTTCGGATGAACCACAAATCTTTTTAACTGTACTTGCCATGCATAAACGTATGAGAACTTGTTCTTCGCTATCAACCGGCTCAAAAAAATATCCGTGTTTAGCCCAACCATTTGGGTCATTAAGATATGCTCCAATGGAGTAACTAATTTGTATAGGAATACTAATTCTATAATTCTTGATGACTTCATCATCAATCAAAAACTTATACTGAACATGCTTCATTTGAATAATTATCTAAAGTCTTGTATAAAATGCCTGAAGCCAAACAAGCAGTAGCCCCCGGTATTGATTTTGGTGATTTACTTAGCCGTCTCGTCAAGTATGCTCTTGAGGGCCTTGTCGTAGCAATTGCTGCGTTCTGGCTTCCTAAATTCATGGGTGGTCGCTCACTACCTCTTTCACAGATTGGAATGATTGGTATGGTTGCGCTTGCAACATTTGCCATCCTTGACGTATATGCCCCTTCCGTTGGCGCTTCAGCACGCACTGGCGCTGGATTCGGTATTGGCGCCCACCTCGTGGGATTTCCTTAAATACGCTCCATAATTGAATCCATAATGATTTGAATATAATTGCGTGGAATATCTCCATAAGTAAATACAGCACCGCGAGCTCCTCGGTCTTCTGGTTCTGTATACTCATCAATAATAATCTCAATGTGAGCAGAACGTTCATAATTCACAGCTCGAACTCGAAGAGTCCAAATATTGTCTCCTAGGTGACGAAGTTTATATGTGAAACCTAGATTTTGAAGAATGTTATTGCGAATATCATCAATTATTGATGGCATGTCTACATGTTGTTGAGTCTCAGTTTCTAGCATTTTTCGCAATGACCCTTACGAAGTTACAAATAAATCCATTTTTAATATAACTCAGTCTAAAACGAATATAAGTATACTTATGGTAGACCAAATGCAAAAATGTACCGATATAATGGAAAATGGTATAAAG